CGGACGGAATTTGATGAACGGATGCAGGCGGCCGCGTTGCTGGAAGCGGAAGAAGCAGCGCGGGTGAAACAACTGGACCGGCAGAAGCGGGAGCGGCTGGAGCAGCAGGCGGCCGGGGAGCTGGTGCGTGTGGAGGTGGTGCGTTCGTTGTTGCGGGAGGCGTTGGGCGAGTTGCGGCGAGGTCTGGACGATCTGCCGTGGGTGTTCAGCCGGCAGGTGTCGCCGGAGTTTGCGGAGCAGTGTTACACGGTGGAAATCGGCAAGGCCGCGGCGGTCGGCGATTTGGCTCCGTTGCAGCGTGCGGTGATGAAAGTGGTGGAGAATTATCAGCGGTATCTGGACCGCATTCCGGCGGAAGTGTTTGAAGAATCGATGGCGGAGCTGGAGGAGTTGCCGCCGGAACAAAACGAAACGGAGGCGGCCAGTGTACGGGGTCTGTTTTGATCAGTTGCGGCGAAGTGTGGCCGTCGGGTTTCGTCGGGAAGTGCCGCAGGATCCGCTGGTGTGGGCTCCGTGGAACGTGCGGTTTCCGTCAACGTGGGAGTCGACAGCGTTTGATTTCGAGAAAGCTCCGCACGTCCGCGGCGTGATTGAACGCGGCTGGAACAATCCGGCCGTCCGCAAAATCCATTTGTCGTTTGCTACCAGGCTGTGCAAAACGTCCACAATGCTTTCGCTGGTGCAATGGGTGGCGGATCAGTCGCCGGCTCCAATGGTGCTGATGTTTCCAGACACCGGGATTTTGAACGCCGGCATGGAGGAACACGTGTATCCGATGATGGAGCAAACGCCGGTGATTCGGCGGCAGTTGCCTCCGGTGCATTTGCGGAACCGCACAGCCATTCATTTCACCGATTGCCGGCTCCGTATTGCCAACGCGGGCAGCCGCAGCAGTGTGGCCGGGTATCCCGCGTTGTACGTGTTCAAAATGGAAGTCAACAAAATCATTTCCCGCAAGTCGTCAGAAGCGGATGCGTATTACACGATTGAAAGCCGTTGCACGGGGTATCCACGTGGGGCCAAAATCGTGGAGGAAGGCACGCCGACGGACACGGGAACGTGTCGCGCGTATCGGTTGTTGCAGGATGAAACCGTGCAGCAGTTGCGGTATTGGGTGCCGTGTCCGCATTGTGGAGAATATCAGACGCTGGAGTTCGAGCGGGTCCAGTGGGACAAAACGGAAGCCGGAGAATCGACGCCGGCTCAGGCGAAGAAAACCGCGCGGTATGTGTGCGCCCATTGTGAGCAGTTCGTGTTGGATCATCATCGGCCGGTCATGATGAAGGCGGGGCAGTGGCTGGCAGATGGAGAATACGTGGACGCGCTGGGCAACGTGTGTGGGCATCCATCCGTGGAATCAGACACGCTGATTTTCGGGCCGTTGTCCAAGTTGTATTCGCTGTTCATTGGTGGCTGGGGCGATGTGGCTCGGGAGTTCGTGGAAGCCATCCAGCGGCAGCGGGCGGGGGATCTGGAATCGTTTCGCAAGTTTCGAACGGAGACGCTGGCCGAATCATGGACGCCGACATTCGACGTGGTGCAGCCAAACGCGTTGGCGGGGCATTTGCGAGGCGAACATCTCCGCGGCCAGTTGCCTCCGGAGTCCTGTTTTCTGACGACGGCCGCGGACGTCGGGCTGGCAGGGGATGAGTTGTTGTTTCATTGGTTCGTGTGTGCGTGGTGGCACGTCGATGGCCGGGCTCAGGGGGCGCTGGTGGATTGGGGATTGTCGGCCGGTGTGTCGGCGTTTTTGAAGTGGACGAATTCGACGTATCCGGTGGTGGATCGTGCGGGTGCGTTTCTGCCGGTGGCGGAGTTTCCAATCGGCATCGATTCCGGCAAATACACGGCGGAAGTCTACAGCGTGTGCGACCGATTGGAGCAGGCGCAGGCGTTCAAAGGGGATTCACGCACGGGGCAGAATGTGGCGGTGGATTTGTACTATTGGGGACATCGTCGCACGGACAAGCCGGCAAAACTAATCGCCATGCAGAAGCAGTTGGGGATGGGTGATTTGCTGATGGTGAATTCGCACGCGTCGCAGCAGTACCGGGAGGCGCTGGTTCAAAAGCGGATCAATCGCGGGGATGCGGGGTTTGTGTATTTCCCGGCCGACGTGTGCGACAACTGGCAGGCGTATGAACATCTGTTTTCGCAGTTGAACGCCGACTATCGCGACGGGAACAAGTGGAGCCGCAGCGGGCCGAATGAAGCCGGGGACGGGATCCGGTATTGTCGCGTCCTGGCAGAATACTACACGCGAAACGGTCAGGTGTGGGACGCGGTGTCGTTTCCGGAACGGTTCAGTGGGCAGGCTCCGGTGGCGGCTCAAACGGTCGGCCGCACCGATCGGCCGGCTCAGGCGGTGAGTGAATTCCACAACAGTCCGTTTTTGCTCAGTCAGCGTTGATGGTGTTTTTTTGGTGGTGGAGGGGAGGTGTGGTATGGCGTGGAAGAATCCGAATCATCCGGTGTGGCGGTTGCTGCAGACAGTGGTGTATCTGGTTTTTGCGGCGTTCATTATGTGGGCCAACGCGTCTGATTTCGATGAAACAGAATTGAAGGCGCTGACGTGGATTGGTGGCGTGATGTTCGCGGGGGAAGGAATCAAACGTGTGTTGGTGGGGTCTCAGAAATCCGCCGATTGATTCGGCGAAGCAGTCGCAGGGAGGCGGGTGATATCAGTTTGTCCCAGCGGGAGCCGTTGGGTGGAATGGAGTTCAGAAATGTACGGGTTGTTTGTGAGTTTGTCTGAATGTCCGATGGAGCCGCTGGAGCCGATGGAAATCGTGTTGTTTGATGATCAGCCGGCGGCATATCAGTACGCGGCGGAACGGCTGGTGGAAAACGGTCACATTTGTGAGGAGTCAGGTGATGGATGGTCGATTCCTGGCGAAGCGGAAGAATTCGACAACGCGGAGGACGTGGTGCGCGAATGGGCCAACGGGCTCGGCGCGGCTGAGTATTTCCACGTGGTGGAGTGTCGGGAAGGCCGTTGAGTGCGGCGGTGGTTTCAGGGTTTCGAATGGAGTTGAATGATGGCAGCGAAGGCAGCGAATCCGGTGCAGTTCAAGACGATTGATCGGAAAATGGAATTGCCGGAAGGAACGGTGGCGGGTTGGTCAGGGATCGACGGGTTTCCGCTGGCGGCGGAAGGTGTGGCGTTGGAATCGGACGTGAGGGAATTCGCGGTGCGTGTGGGGTTGTGGTCGGCGGAAGACGGCGTGGTGGCAGAAGCGGCGGCGGCAGTGGTGCCTCCGCAAAATCCGCAGACGGAACCCGAACCGGTGGCTCCGCCGGAAGTGGAAAACGTCGTGTGGGTGGAAATCAGGGTTCCGGTCAGTGTGGCGGCAGGTAAAGCTCCGCGGATTGCTCACGCTCCTATGACCGGGTTTCGGTTCGGTTCCGGCGATTACGATCGTTTGGCACGCGAGGCAATGGGACGCGTGTTGGAAGGGTGCCGCAATTCGCACGTGATGCGAGCGGACGGAACGCACGTGGATAAGCTCGGGCATTCGCTGAAGTGGATTCTGGATCAGGTCGCCGCGCAAATCCCCGCGATTTGATCTTCTGCGCGTGTTAACAGTGTTAACACGAACGCCGGGATTCAACGAACGTTTGCAGGTTGGCACAGTGTGCCGCCATGCAGACAATCAATGTCCAACGCCAATTTCAGGAAATGAAGCTGGAAGCTGAGCAGGCGTACGAGTTGGCTCGTACGGCTGCGGCTCCCGGTAAAAAAATGGCGTTGACGGGGATGATCGGAGCGGATGCCGATTATCACATTGACGACCAAAACGCGTTTCTGCGAATGGTCGCGTTCGTTCGGATGATGGAACGCAATGATCCGGTGGTGGGTTCCGCCGGTCAGCGTTTGATCGCGAACGTCAACGTGGGGCAGATGACGGTTTCCCCGGATACCGGGGACGATGACGTTGACGAACACCTGAAAGCCGAATGGAACGAATACGCCAACGATCCGCAGTTGAGCGACGCGCAACGCCGGTTTTCCTACGAAGCTCAGGCAGACATCGCATTCATTCGCACGGTGTTTGATGGCGACGTGTTTGCGATTCCGGAACCCGATGGCAGTGTTCTCCATCTGGAAGCGCATCGTTGCCAGACGCCGCACCGAACCAAAGTGGATCGCGGGGTGTGCGGAGTCAAGACGGACGGCCGTGTGGCTCAGTCGTATTTTTTGAGCAAAGAAACAAAGCCATACGGCCACGTGATGCGGGTGGCAGATGTGGATCCGGTGTCGGCGTACGATTCGAACGGCTGGCCGAACGTGTTTCATGTGTTCCGGCCGTCGCGGTTTTCGCTCAACAGGGGAATCACGTCGCTGGCTCCGTGTGGCACGGCGGCCAATCGCCGCGACGATAACGAATTCGCGACAATTCTGAAAAGTCAAATGGCGTCGTGTGTGACGTGGTCCGAAGAGATCACGGACATGGAAACGGTGAAGCAGTTGCTGCAGCATGGAAGCTCGGCAACGCCTCCGCTCCCAACGTCGTACTACGCCACGGACGATGCCGGTTTTCAAATGGCCACGGCGGCCATGCATCCCGGCCGAGTGTTGCGGCCGGAGCTGGGCCGCAAACTGGTGATGCATAGTCCGGACATTCCGGGCGATGGTTTTTTCGATCTCAATATGTTGATGATCCAGTATCTGGCCATGAATCTGGATCTGCCGTTGATCGTGCTGTTGCTGGACGCGAAGGGTGCAAATTTCAGCAGTTATCGAAACGTGCTCGATCAGGCTCGGATGTCATTCAGCAAGATCCAGCGGTGGTTCGCGTCGGCGTATCATCGGCCGCGGTTTCGTCATTTTGTCCGCACGCGATTGCGAACGGATCCGGTGTTGCAGCGGTTTGTCAAAGCCGAACGGCCAGCGGATCCGCGGCGGTCGCGCATCTATCGACATCAGTGGAATCCGACCGGCTGGAAATATATCCATCCAGTCGACGATGCGCAGGGCGACGTGTTGCAGTTGTCCAATTCGATGGAAGATCTGGACCGGTTCGCGCGGCGCAAGCATGGAATCAGCGGCGAGGAACATATTCGGCGAGTCGTCAAGTACAACGAATTCGCGCTGGCGGAAGCGTACGAAGGCAAACAGCGATTGGAACAGCGGTTTCCTGGAGCCGAATTTGATTGGCGGTATTTGTTTGCTCCGCCGAATCGTCAGGGACTGCAATTGCCGGTGATGGATGAAACAGCAGCGGGCGGAGGTGAATGATGTTTGTGGATGGCGAATTGTGTCAGGTGGATCCGCGATTTGCGTCTCAGATGCAGGCCGCGCTGCAGTCGTCGCGGTCGCGATTGATGGCCATGAATCTCGGGTTGTTGGAATCGGAAAACACAATGGTTTCCGAAATCACGGCGGACGGCGTGGCGTTGCTGAATCTGGACGGGCCGTTGGTTCGGTGGGAATCTGCTTTGGCCGCAAACTATCCGGTGTTGCAGCGAGATCTGCAAAAGCTGGAAGCGGCAGAAAACGTGACGGGCGTGGTGATCGTGTGCGATTGTCCCGGCGGAGCTGCCATGTTGTGCGGCGAAGCGTGTGCGTCCATTGATGCATTCAGTAAGCCGATTGTGGCGTATGCCGCCGGCTATATGACATCGGCGGCGTATCGGCTAGCGTGTCATTGCGATGCGATCTACGCCACGGAATCCGCGAACGTCGGCAACATCGGAACGCGGATGAGCGTGTTCGACCGCTCGCAGGAATACAAGCAGGCCGGTGTGGAAGTCGTGATGGCGGACACCGGGCCGGTGAAGTCGCTGGGCTTTCCGGGGCTGCCGGTAAGCGATGAGCAACGGGCGTTTCTGCAGTCGTGGGTGAATCGAGTTCACGAAGGTTTCACGCAGTCATTGGCGGCGCGTGGATTGTCCGCGGATCAGATTGCAGCCGTGTCCGGTGGCCAGTGGTGGCTGGCATCGGACGCGGTGGGGCTCGGGCTGGTGGATGAAGTGAAAACACTGGACGAAGTGGTGGCGGCGATGTCGTCGGCGGCAGTCGTCCATTCTGCGGATCGTGGATCCGCGCAGTTGAAGGGTGAGGAAATGAGCAAAGAAAGCCAAGCGGCTGCAGCGGTTCCGGAAGTGGAAGCGGCGGCGGAAGTTCCCGTGGTGGAACAGTCGGCTCCGGCGGCAGTTTCGGCACCGGCTCCCGTCGTGGAATCGGCGGCCAGTCTGGATGAGTTGCGGGCCGCGTGTCCGGATGCAAGTTCTGATTTTCTGGTGGGCCAGTTGGATGCAAAGGCCACGGCGTCTCAGGCGTTGCAGGCTTACAACGCCGAATTGCGGCAGCAGTTGCAGGCCGCGCAGGAATCGCAGGAAGTTGAACGCGTGGCAGGTGGACCGGCGGCGAGTGGTTCGCAGTTTCAGGCTACGGCGACAAGCGGCGGAACAGCGGGCGGAGATCCGGTGGCAGTGTTCGAAAAGCTGGTGGCGGAGGAAGCTCAGGCGTGTGGGGATCGGATGGCGGCGTTTCAGTCGTGCGTGTCCGAACATCCGGAAACATATGCGAAATATCGCGAAGCGGTGGCGTCTCTCAGTCCGGGCGGAGCCGCACGCCGGCGACGTCGACAGGTGGGGCGCGAGTTGGTTCGGACGGGGGCGGCGGAGTAGTCCGTTGACAGGATAACGCGGCAGGGGGGTTCCTGTTGCGAAGAAAAAACAGGCGGCACGCTGCCGGAAGTTGAAGGAGTGGAAACATGGAAACCAAAACGGACACAGGGTATCTCAACGTGACAGTCTCGGGCGCGTTCGCTCGAAACGCGTTGTTGTGCGTGAACACGTCCACGGGCAAATGCGATCTGGCGCAGGAAGCTACGGCGGCCGCGTTGATCGTCGGCCATTTGACTCAGGAAAGTTTTGCCGACGGGGACAAGCGTTGCGTGAAAATGCTCAACGCGCCGGGAACCCATATTGGATGGGCGTCAGAAGCCATCGCGTTGACGGACATTGTGGAAACCGCTGACGCCGGCAAGCTGCAAACGGCCACGGGAAGTGGAACCGTCGTGGGTGTGCCGCTGGAAGCGGCTGCGGCCGGTGCGTATTTCGAGTACAGGCCAATTGTGGCAGGCTGATTGCTGGCGCTGTGCTGGTAGTCGTTGATTTGACAGGCGGTGATCAGTCGCCATTTTTTGGAGGATGAAACAATGGGAATCGCTCCGGGGTCGTCGTTGGTGACGCCGCGTTCCGATTTGGGTCTGGCGTTTGAGGAGCTGGATCTAGACGCCATTCGTGGCGGGTATGTGGGGTTGCAGATTGCGCCAGTGGCCGAAGTCGGTAAGGCGTTCGATCAGTTCCGTACGCTCAAGAAAACGGCGGCGTTGCAGCCGCGGCGGACAGAACGCAATCAGGACGGGTCGTATCAGGATCTGACGGCCGATTTTGAAACCGATACGTACGCGTGTCAGGAACACGGTGTGGAATCGCCGGTGGATGAACGCACGGCGGCGGCTCATGAAGATTTGATTGATGCCGACATGTTGGCCGCAGAACTCTGCCGCCACGCGGTGATTGAAGCGCATGAAATGCGAGTGATCGCGGCAATCAATGCAAAGTCAGCCGGAGCCAGTGCGGCGGCGGTTTGGAGTACCGATTCCACGGACGTGGCGTCGCAGATGAACGGATTCATCCAGACATTCCGTCTGGCCAACGGTGTTCGTCCGAACGCCATTTGTATGGACGCGGAAATTGCGGATTTACTGATGGAGAATCAGTCGATTCTGGAAAAGTTTGTGGGGGCATCGGCTCGCACGGCGAAAGACATCCGTCTGGATGGTCTGGCCGCGGCGCTGAAGCTGGACGAAGTCATTGTGGCCAACGGCGTGAAAAACACGGCGGCGGCTCCGCTGGCGTGGTCCGGTTCGGCGATTTGGCCGCGGGACAAAGTGTTGCTGTTCCGTAAGGAGACGTCTCCGAATCTTGTGCGTCGGCAGTTCATGCGGACCATTCACTGGGCGGCTGATGGAAGCCGAATCGGTGGAGCGTTCGAGGAATACGAAGACGCCAAACGACGGTGCCGCGTGATGCGGTGCCGCATGGATACGACCGAAAAAATCATTCACGCCGATGCCGGCATGGTGATTGATTCGATCGTGAGCTAACCGCGTTGCTGTGGTTGGGATTCGTGGATTCTCTCGCCACGAATTCAGGCCGGTTCCGTCTGCAGGCGGAACCGGCTTTTTGAGGTAACGGAGGCAGTTCATGGCGGGCGTCAATACTTCAGGGTGGGAACACGCAGGGTGGCAGGAGTTGTCTACGCCGGCGTTGCGGCTGGCCGATTTGCTGCAGCATATCACGGAAGTGCGGCAGGCGGTGGTGGAGCATACCCACGGGCAGGGTCGCAGTCAGCGGATGGACATGCGGTATCTGGATCAGTTGCTGGAAGCGGAGCAGGGATTGCGTTTGGTGGTCAATCTGCAGGCGGGTGCAACGTCGGTTCCGACGGTTGCGCGTCCGCAGTTCTAGGGGTGGACCGTGGCAGACGTGATTTTTTCCATACCGCCGGAAGGCGTGCGCAGCGTGCCGCGGGGCATCGTCGGAAATTCGACGGGCAGCGTGGTCGATGCGGCCGAAATGGTCGACACGCTGGCGAAGCTCAACGGAGCCATTGCGGAAACGCTGGTGGTGACGGGGGATTCGCGATTGAGCGACGCGCGAACGCCGACGAGTCACACACACGCGGCCAGTGAACTCAGTGATTCCACGGCGGCCGGTCGATCGATGATCACGGCGGCCGATGCGGCGGCTCAGCGGACGCTGCTGAACGTGGAAGATGGAGCGACCGCCGATCAGTCAGACGCGGAAATTGAAACCGCGTACAACAATCAGGTGGATGTGGTTTCTCAACTGGAAGCGGAAGCCGGAACGTCCACAACGCCGCGACGGTGGACGGCCGCGCGAGTCAAACAGGCCATTGATGCGTTGGCGTCGGCTACGGGATTGACTGCGGCGGACATCGATACGCTGGCGGAACTCAACGCGATTTTGACCGACGCCACGCTGATTGATACGACCGACGCCAGATTGAGCGACGCGCGCACGCCGACGGCTCACAATCATCCGGCCACGGGAATCAGCGATTCCACGGCGGCCGGTCGATCGATGCTGACGGCGGCCGATGCGGCGGCTCAGCGGACGCTGCTGAATGTGGAAGACGGAGCGACCGCCGATCAGTCAGACGCCGAAATTGTCACGGCGTACGGAAATGAAGTGGATGTGGTGTCGCAGGCGGAAGCTGAAGCCGGCACGGTGACGGATGTTCGCCGCTGGACTCCTCAGCGTGTGAAACAGGCCATTGATGCGCTGGGTGGTGGTGGAGCGTTGCAGGCCGCGGACATCGACACGCTGGCGGAACTCAACGCGATTTTGACCGACGCCACGCTGATTGATACGACCGACGCACGATTGAGCGACGCTCGCACGCCGACGGCTCACAATCATCCGGCCACGGGAATCAGCGATTCCACGGCGGCCGGGCGATCGATGTTGACGGCGGCCGATGCGGCGGCTCAGCGGACGTTGCTGAACGTCGAAAACGGAGCGACCGCCGATCAGACGAACGCGGAAATTGCGGCGGCTTATGACGCTGAAATCCCGGTGGTGTCGCAGGTCGACGCAGAAGCCGGGACGTCAACAACGGCCGGCCGCTGGACACCGGCGCGGGTGAAACAGGCCATTGATGCGTTGTCTCCCGCGGCCGGCGGTCTTTCCGCCGCGGACATCGACACGCTGGCCGAACTCAACGCGATTTTGACGGACGCCACGCTGATTGATACGACCGACGCACGATTGAGCGACGCGCGCACGCCGACGGCTCACAATCATCCGGCCACGGGAATCAGCGATTCGACGGCGGCCGGCCGATCGATGCTGACTGCGGCCGATGCGGCGGCTCAGCGGACGCTGCTGAACGTCGAAAACGGAGCGACCGCCGATCAGTCGGACGCGGAAATTGAAACGGCATACAACAATCAGGTGGCGGCGGTCACTCAGGGCGAAGCCGAAGCGGGAACATCCGGGGCCATCAAACGCTGGACGCCGGCGCGAGTGAAACAGGCCATTGATGCGCTGGCGTTGCAGCGAGCGGAAACCACGACGGCGGGCCGGGCGATTGTCGCGGCAGCCGACGCGGCGGCTCAGCGTGTGCTGCTGAACGTGGAAGACGGAGCGACCGCGGATCAGTCAGACGCGGAAATTGAAACGGCGTACAACAATCAGGTCGGGATCGTGTCGCAGGCGGCGGCGGAAGCCGGCACGTCGACCACGGCGGAACGCTGGACGCCGGAACGAGTCAAACAGGCCATTGACGCGCTGGGCGTGTCGGTGTCCGGAATCGATTCGCTGGCGAAGCTGAACGCGTTGGTGCTCGATGCCACGTTGAGCGATTCGACAGCAGCGGGTCGGGCGTTGATGACGGCGGCCGACGCGGCGGCTCAGCGCACGCTGCTGAATGTGCAGGATGGAGCGACCGCCGATCAGACGGACGCGGAAATTGAAACGGCGTACAACAATCAGGTCGGGATCGTGTCGCAGGCGGCTGCGGAAGCTGGCACGTCGACCACGGCGGAACGCTGGACGCCTCAGCGAGTGAAACAGGCGGTTGATGCGCTGGCGTTACAGTCGGCGGATATCAACACGCTGGCGAAGCTCAACGCGATTGTGGCGGATGCCACGTTGAGTGATTCGACAGCGGCGGGCCGGGCGTTGATGACGGCGGCCGATGCGTCGGCTCAGCGGTTGCTGCTGAATGTCTCCAACGGAGCGACGCCGGATCAGACAGACGCGGAAATTGAAACGGCGTACAACAATCAGGTGGATGAAGTGTCGCAGGCGGAAGCCGAAGCGGGAACGTCCACCACGGTGAGACGCTGGACGGCGTTGCGAGTTGCACAGGCCATTGATGCGTTGGCTCCGGGTGGATCGGGAACATTGACGGCCGCGGACATCGACACGCTGGCGGAACTCAACGCGATTTTGACCGACGCCACGCTGATTGATACGGCCGATGCGAGATTGAGCGACGCGCGCACGCCGACGGCTCACACCCACACGGCCAGCGAAGTCAGTGATTCGACTACGGCGGGCCGGTCGATGCTGACGGCGGCCGATGCGGCGGCTCAGCGGACGCTGCTGAATGTGCAGGATGGAGCGACCGCGGATCAGTCGGACGTGGAAATTGAGGCGGCGTACAACAATCAGGTGGATGTGGTTTCGCAGGCGATTGCGGAAGCCGGTTCGTCCACGACGGTGTACCGGTGGACGCCGGAACGAGTCAAACAGGCCATTGATGCGTTGTCCGGTGGCGGCGGCGGTGGTTTGGTCGCGGCGGACATCGACACGCTGGCGGAACTCAACGCGATTTTGACGGACGCCACGCTGGGCGATACCACGGCCGCCGGTCGATCGATCATGGCCGCGGCGGATGCGGCGGCTCAGCGTACGCTGCTGAATGTGGAAGACGGAGCGACCGCCGATCAGTCAGACGCGGAAATTGAAACGGCGTACAACAATCAGGTCGGGATCGTGTCGCAGGCCGCGGCGGAAGCTGGCACGTCGACCACGGCGGAACGCTGGACGCCTCAGCGAGTGGCTCAGGCGATCGACGCGTTGGCGGTGAAACCGGCCGACATCGACACGCTGGCGGAACTCAACGCGATTTTGACGGACGCCACGCTGGGCGATACCACGGCGGCGGGCCGGGCGTTGATGGCGGCGGCTGATGCGGCGGCTCAGCGGACGCTGTTGAATGTGCAGGACGGAGCGACCGCGGATCAGTCAGACGCCGAAATTGAAACGGCGTACAACAATCAGGTCGGGATCGTGTCGCAGGCGGAAGCCGAAGCGGGAACGGCCACCACGGTGAGACGCTGGACGGCGGAACGAGTGTCGCAGGCGATTGTGACGCAGTCCACGCAGTTCGTGGAAACCGAAAACTACGACCATACCAGCACATACACGTATTTCGGGATTGATCCTGCCAGTGGCTGGGTGATCAATCGCTACGACAGCAGCGGCACGAAGACGCAGGCGACGGAATCGAACAACGGTGGGACAACGGATCTTGCCACGGCGTGGACAAATCGACTCACACTGAATTACGGATAAACCATGATACGAGACACTATCTATTCAGACTCCACTTTGCTCAGTCTGTACCAGGCTGAGAATGACGCCGATCTGTTGACAGCGTTGAACGCATCGACGACCAAAGTGCTGACAAAGCAGAAATCGCAGCAGGTTCCGGGATTCATCTCCGTTGCGACGATGGGTGACATCCTTGGCGAAGCCGCGTTGGCTGCGTTTCAGTTAGCTATTCGCGGGACGATTGATTCATACACGGCATCGGCGGCAACGGAGTCTGATCCGGCAACGAAGATGACACTGTTGGGGACTGTCGAGAATCTGGAAGGCTTCCTGTCGAGGTTCCGCAATTCCGCTGACGGAATCAATATGGCCGATGATTCGATACGCGGGAACGTGTCCGCGATATTGACCGCAGCAGGGATCGATCCGGCACCATACCTTGCTCTTGGTTGCACATTCACCACGCCAGCACTTGCTGCAATTGGTCGCGATGCAACGCAGGCAGATATTGACGCCGTCCGGTGGCGGGATGTCTGGGAGTCGCAGTCTGAACAAATCGACATGGCCAAAAACGAATACCTCGCCGGAGCGAAGTCCGCTGCCGTGCTGCGAATGCAGGCCGTTGTCGCTCAACTGGATGCGTAACCGATGCCAATTGATACGTACAATGATGCAGCACATTCTGCCCAACTGGGCGGAACGTCGGTCACGCTCAACAGTGGCGCAGTCACTGATATCAATGCGTCTGGCGATTTAATCGCGGTGCAGTTTGATGCGGTGCAGGTGCAGAACGGTGAGACAATCACGGCGGCCACGTTGTATGTGGAATCCACAGACAACGATGGCGGGCGTGTGATTACGCAAGGGGATGACTCAGACAACGCTACGGCTTTGTCGGCAGGGACCAATGATATCTCTGGCCGTACTCGCACTACGGCCAGCGTTGAAGTTGAAATGACGGCAATTGGAACGAAGGCAATTGATGTGACCACGGAGTTGCAGGAGATTGTCAATCGTGGCGGCTGGGCAAATCTGAATCGTGTTGTATTCATTTTGGAAGGGGCATCTCCAAGCAACGATCAGGCTCCCCTTGATCTCGGTTCCGCCAACATGCAGTTGGTGGTGAATCATCCGCTGAGTCCTCCAGCCAGCGGTTATACACTCACCGGGAATACGACGTACTCAGCTATTGCGGCAAGCATCGAAGACGATGACACAATTGATCTGGCGGGCTACGAACTCGACATTGACGCGGTGCCGACCGAAACCGGAATTACAGTAGAGTCGCCGGGCTCTGCCGGAACAGTTGTGTTTTCGGTTGTCGCGGCCTGCAATATCTCGACGTGGGACTTTACCGCAGGCACGGGGACAATGATTGCCACATTGCCAGCAAATGTGACAGTCGGGACGGTGACAGGCGGTACAGTGTCTACCGCTCGTGGTGTTCTGAATAGTTACGGCAGCATTCTACTAGCTCAGGGCGGCGATTCGATCGGCAGCGAAGGGTGTAACAATAATTTCGGCCTCATTGTTCGGTCGCTTGGCGGAGGTGTATCAGGGGCAAACGGATGTCAGAACAACTACAACGTCATTAGCACCGCAGAAGGCGGAGTTGGCGGGACAGGGGTAGCCAACAACAATGCGACCGTCGTGACGGCAATTGGAGGCAGCGATGCGGCGGCATGTGGAATCACTAATAACTATGCTGAGTGCCGAGAAACAACAGACAACACCGGCAGGGCTGTTGGGACGTGGTACGGCGATTACAAGTTGGTAAACGGTCCAGCTTTCACCGGCGAGGTCGTGTTGGCCAGTGCTACAACGTGGTCGACTCTTTATTCAATCGGGACGCTCAGCGGGTCAGCAACGCTGCCGGGAGGCGTCACGGTGATCGAACTCAGCGAAGGCGGAGGCGGCGCTTACAATCCATTCAACCAGTCAAGGGTGCGATGATGCGACCAGACAAACTCATATCAGGCGGCACTCTGCGATGGACAATCGACACGCTCAACGCGGCGGGGGAGCCTGTCGACGCTGATTCCAATCCTGCGGTGCAGATTCGACGCGGTACGCCTCCGGCCGACGTTGGTGATTCGGTGACTGTCACTAAACGAGCAGCCACAACCGGGATTTATGATTGTTCGTACACTCCCACCAGTACGGCGATTGATGAAGTGATTCACGTGGAAGAAACCGCGACGATATCAAGCACGGGGTATCCGTTGCGGTGGCAGTTTCGAATTGTGCCGAGTCCGGCAGAGATTGTCGCCAACGCGAAAATTGCGGCGCAGAACACTCAGACGGCTTAACTTGAAAGGGAACGTCGTGGAACAGTCAGTGTCGTGGCCGGTCGGTGTGGCGGTAGCGGGTGGTTTAGTAACAGCGGTGGGAGTGCTGTGGAAAATTGTGTTTACCGGCATGCAGGAAACGCGGCGGCAACTGCAACACTGTGAGGAACAGCATGGAAAGCAGTCGGAAAGAGTCGAAGAATTAGGTGTCAAGTTTTCGTATCTGGAAGGGCGGATGCAGGAGCGAAACGAGACGGTGGATAAGTTGCAAGGTTTGGAACAGGGAGTGGAAGGGTTGACGGCGGCGGTCAATCGGTTGAGTTCGCGGGGCTGTGTAGAAATGGAGGTGAATGATGGCGCGGCAGATTGAAGTGAACGCAGCAGGATCGCCGGGAACCGGGGCGGTGGTGACGTTGTACGCCATCGGTGGATCGTCTTCCGTGGCGGATGCGGAAAATATGTCGGTGAGTGCCCACGGGTCGAAGCCGGGAGCGTGGGTGTGTGACATTGATGCGGGTGTGCCGGCCGGGAATTATGAATTTAGATTTGTCACGGCCGGCGGTCAGTTGTTGTCCGTGGGTCGGCGTGTGTTGGGATCGGCGGCGGGAGTGTACGCGTCGGAACCAAGCGACGCGGCGGCGGCGCTGATTGATCATTTGGAAACGCAGCCGCGGGGCAAAGGGTCGTTGTCTTATCTGCGGATGGTGGAGTTGCTGGTGGCGGCGGTGGTCGGAGATGTGACGGCGGCCGATGGAGTGGAAACGTTTGAGTTCGCCGATGGAACGGACGCGTTCGAATCGACGGTGTCAGGCGGCGAACGGTCGGTGGTGTTGTCGTGAGTGGTTTGAAAGAAAGTTGAGAGAATGACAATTGAAGAATTGGGCGAATCAATTGAAGAAATTAAGTCGCCGGGAACTCGCATTGGAGCGGCTCAGTTGCGGCTGGTGCTGCTGGAAATAGTGGCGTTGATGTCGCGTGGTACGGATGCCGGTGTGTCGGCGGAAGTGCTGGCGACGCTGCAGGGGTGCGTGGAAGTGGTGAACCAGCAGGCCGGGCAGATTGTCGCGCTGGCAGAAGAAGTGGCGGAGCTGCGGGATTTGTTGCCGGCTCCTCGGGCGGAAGAACAGCCAATTTGAGCGATGGGATGGAGGTCCGGGAACGTGAAGCATTTTGCGTTGGCACATTTTGAACAAAGCGGCGACGCGGTTTCCCTGCCGGTGGTGGGCGATGTGCGCAGTGGCGTGGCGTACGGTGTGGCCAATGCGCTCAGCGGAACCGCCACGACGTTTGCCACGGCGTTGGCGGATCTGGACACGCTGAACGCGTCTGATTTCGAAACGTCCGAACGCACGGCGCTGGATTCGTTTTATGAACGGTCGGGCGTGGATGTGGATTACGTCGACAGTGACGGAGGAACCACGCGAGTGAAAGCGTTGATCGTGGACACGCGGGAAGTGTGGGACAGTGACGGCGAATCCCGCGTGCGGCTGGAACTGCTGCAGGTGATGGTGAGACGATACAACGGCGTGGCGGCTCCGGTAAAGGGGGACGGTCTGGTGATGTTGGCCAGTCACGGCACGCGTCGATATCGGTTGTCGCAATCGCCGACGGAAGCGGCGGGGCAGTTGGAATGGGAACTGGAATTTTCAAGAACACTCAGCAAGGCACGCGGCGGAGCCGAAGTGGTTCCGTATCGGTGATCTGAATGGGCGTGGATATCAACAATCGGGTGGCGTTGCGGAACGCGTTCGCGGATCTGGCCACGTGGCAAACGTGGACCGGTCTGGCCGATCAGTCGGCTCGCCGTGCGCGGATCGTGTGGCCGGAGCTGCTGCTCGATGTGTATCCTCAAATGGTGATCAGTCTGAACGGGCTGCGATGGTCTGAACAGGGCAGCGCCGACAGTAGTTCGCAAATGAGGTCCACGGGTGGGCTGGCCGTCAAAGTGTGGGACACGTACGACACGGACAACACGGTTCAGGAAGATGAGGACCGGTTTGGCGGGTTGGTGGGCGATTTGATCCGGGACTATGTGGGGCAGGAAGAAGTGTTTCCCGTGTTGCTGCAGGGGGTCAATCAGCCGGCCAATCCGTACACGCTGATGGTGCAAAACAGCCATCACGCTCAGGATGTGAACGACGATGGAATTGACGATGTGGCGGAGCTGCTGGTGTGGCAGGGCGTGTTTTTCGTCGATTGGGGGTGGCGCTGATGGCGGATTCGGCGTTCAAGGTGGAGCTAACATATCGCGGGCAGGTGATCAATCGGCCGGAGGATCGACCGGAAGGCGTGCCGGTGCGGGCGTGGCGGGCGATTCTGAAACATACCAATCTGACGATGGCGCAGCATTGGCACAAAATGTTTTTGCCGAAGCATTTCGGGCCGGAAGCCGGCCGCCGATACAAAGGCGTTTACAAAAAACGAACGTCGGGGCATGAACGCCGCAAGGAACGGCAGCGAGGTTTGGCCGCGGCGAATGGTCGCGATTATTTGCGATTCACCGGCCGGCTGGAACAGCGAGTCACGCAGCAGGTGGCGTTCCGGGTGTTTCCTACGCGGGTTCGAATTCACATGGCGTCGATGTTCTATATTCCGAAACGGCCGAAGGGAAATCGTCCGAACATTCACGCGGAACTGACGGCGGTGAATGTGGAAGAATTGAAGGTTTTGAAACAGGTTGGCCGGCGTGCGTTGCTGGCGGCCATTGGTCAGTATCGGGCGACCGGTGCGCTTCCAGGAGGGTTGGCAGGATGAGTGTTTCAGATGTTTCGTTGCTACACGCGGTGGTCACGTTGGCGGACACGTCGCCGGTGAAATATACGCAGTTGGAATCCGCAGATTTGGAATTCAACGATCAGTTGATTTCGCACATTGCGGCGGGTGATACGCATCCGCGGTTCGTGGCGAAAAACGGATCGGAACCGGGAATTCCAATCGGCACGCAGCAGGTGGCCGCGTTTTTGTCTCAGTGTGGAAACATGGGAGCCAATGTTTCGCCGGCGGATATCTATTATCGGAAGGTCTCGAATTTGACCGGCCGGGTGGCTCACGGAACCACGGAACACATTCGGTTCCGGGCGACGCTGGCGCGGATGTATCTCGATTCCATCAGCGCGGGCAATCGGCAGGAAGCCGTGGCCAGTGGTCGGATTGTTCCCGTGGCGGACGGCACCAACGCGGTGTTGATTCGCTCGGGCTCAGTCGCCATCACGACAATCACGCCGACAACGGCGGAGGGGTTTGTGTTGGGTCCGATCAGCTATGGCACGTCGTCGGCGGCGAAGCTGCAGGGATGTGATGGGCTCGACGTTTCGCTGAACGCGTCGCAAATGGAATTTGGCGATGAGTCCGAAGAAGCCATCACGTTTGCGGCGGGGGATACGATCGCTCCAACGGTTTCGTTCACGACAACGGATGTGTCGGTGGATGCGTTGCGGGGAACGCCGGTGGAAAATTTCCGTGTGCATTTGCTGCGGAAGAAAGATGAAAACGACACTTACGGCGACGGGGAGTCGCAGCACATTCGATGCACAATCACGAAGGGTGTATGGCTGGTGCAGCGGATTGCCGGTCGTCCGGCGGCTCGGCAGGTTACGGTGGTGGCGTCCGGCGACGATGCGAACGGGTTCAGTGATGCGCCGATTGCGTGGGCGGTGAATGCCGCGGTGGCGCTGGAGTAGTTGGTGGCGGAATGAAGTGAACGGAAGCAGAAAGCAGGCTCACGGGAGGAGTTGAAAATGGCTGATCAGGAAGAAGTGGCGGACGTGCTGGGAGCCGTGCCGCCGGAACCGACAATGCCGGGTGCGGAATCGCAGACGGCTCCGGCTCCGCCGGTCGGTGTCACGGTGTACCGTCGCACAGTGGAAGTGTCTGAAGCCGGAGGATCGCGGCGGTTGGTGGAAATGCCGGAAGCGGAGCAGTTGGACTGCCATCCGGATATTGTGGAGGCCACGCCATGACGCGCGAAGAATACGCCGACAAAATCACGGCCGCGCTGAATCTGCGGTTGGATTTACCGTGGCTCGATGAATCGCATGAAGCGGTGGTGATTGAATTCATCGTGTGGCAAATCGTGCGGTTGTTGGGTCCGGCGGAGTTGGATCTGCTGCTGGATTCGGCGGATGGGTTGTCCGCGGAAGAAATCGAACGGATTGCCACGTTGTTGTCTACGGTGCTGAATCGCTATGTGGATCTTCCGTACGTTCCGGAAACGTATGAAGGCGTGGTGATTCAACAGGTGGTGACTCACGTGTTGAGCTACGCCGCCAAAGGGCTGTCGTTGACAGAATCGGTGGCGTGATGGTAGCCACGGCGGAATTGTTCGGGATGCCTGCTGCGCAGGCGCTGGTGGCGGGGGTGTTGTTGCTGGCCGCCGTGGTTGTCGCAGGGATCGCGGCGTGGAAGCGGTGGGCCAATGGTCTGTTGGGGGACGTGTTCGGCGATGCGCCGCGCGGGGCTGATGATCCGGCTCCGGCGGGAGTGCAGGAATACGCGCGGGATCTGGAGCAGGCGTGCGAAGGAGCCGGGGCGGAGTTTCTGTGGTCGGCGGTGAAAGCGTGCCGGACACGGGATCAGGCTCGCGCAGACTGGATTGCGGAACTTCTGCAGCGGGAGAAGTTCTGATGTGGAAATGGTCGGCGGGGTTGTTGGTGGCGGCGGTGCTGGTGTTGTCGTGGTCTCCTCCGGGAGCGGATGACACGCCGAATCCGAAACCTGATCCGGTGACGGAAAACCGGTACGAACGGGCGTGGCGCGTGGAGGCGGAGTTGAATCGCGACATCCGCAAAACCGCAGCGGCAAAGCTGCGGGCGGGGGAGTTCGCCACGGATCGGGAGGTGGCCGAGTATCTGACGGCAGAAGCGGCACGTGCGGAAGCGGCGGCGTGGCAGCCGGTGCTGGATTTCGAAGCGGACGCGTTGAATGACGGCAAGTGGACCGCGGAATTGCACGCGTCGATTCTGGAAGGCGGAGACGGATCGGAGGTTGATGATGCCAACAACTGAAACGTGGTATTCCGGACTGATTGAACCGACGGAAACGGAACGCCGGTTTTGCAATGCGTTGATGAAAGTGAAGGCCATTAACGCGAGGGACTATCCCAACTGGGAGTCCCGTCTGCTGGATCCGGATGCGAATCCGATGCCTCACATGAGGGCTCAGCGGCAGGCGCGGAACGATTGTCAGGGCCAGTCGCTGGCCAACGGCGAAGAAAAGCGGCAGTGGTACGTGACCGGCAAAATGTGGCAGATGGCGGATATCTACGCATACAACGCGTCTGAGTATTTCGGGCGGCCGCAAAACGTCGGGCGGGATCAGGGGACGTCGATTCAGTCGGGCGTCGGCGTGCTCACGCGGGGGCTCGGAGCCATCGGAGTGGCTCCCGGTTTGCCGCTGGAATCGGATTGGCCGTACGATTCGTACGAACGGAGCAGTTCGAATTTTGCGCGGCGTGCGTCGGCGGTTGACATCGATCAAACGTGGGTGTCTGAACACGGTGAACTCCCGGATTGGGAGGGAATGCTGGTGGGACTGGCGGCGGGTGGCAGCGGTCACATTGGAACGTATTGGCCGCCGCGGTGGTCTCAGATTGGCGCGCGGCGGCTGATGGACACGTTGCCGCGAGGTGGTGGAGGCCACGCAACGGAAATCATTTGGGCGGTGCGGATTGATGGCGTGTGGTATCTGGTCGTCTGGAATTCTCACGGCGATCAGTACTATCTGATGAGCCGCAAGTGTTATGAACAACTGCAGCGCACGCAGGCTCAGCCGTTTGGTGGTTATTTGTTGCTCCCGGATAAGCCGGAGGAACGGTTTGTGGATTGGCGGAGGGAATCGCCGTGGACACGGAAGGCGACATGATGACGCGTTGGATGTTTGTGTGTTTGGTGGCGGTGTTGGTGGCGGGCTGTGTTGAGCCGCCAGCCACGCCGCGCGGGATCACGCCGGAAACCGTGGAACGTGATCTGGAACTGGCACGGCTGCGAATGGAGTTGTCGGGAATGCGAACGTTGACCGATGCGGCTGGCAGTGCCGTGGATCTGGACTCAGAACCGGAGCCGCAGGTGGAATTCGTGGAGGTGCAGTATGTTCCGGAGGGTCAATCGGAAATGGTGCCGGCTCCGTGCAAATGTGGGAACCCGGATTGCCAGTGTGTGGATTGCATTGGTGAGGCGTGCCGGTGTGGGGATGGCTCGGGCGATGTTCAGTCTGGTGGTCTGGATGCGGCTGTTCCTGTTTCTGGTGTGGATCGTGTTGTCGAAGGTTTGGTGGTTCGCTGGTCGGTGGATCGACCAGTGGCGGCATCGGCGGCGGAACGGTTGCCGCGGATTGTGATGTTGTCGGCCGAATGGTGCGGGCCGTGTCGCACGACAAAACAGGCGGCCGGGGATTTGATCGGACCAGATGCGGCGGCGGTGGTGCAGGTGGTGGATGTGGAGAAAAATCCGGACTACGCCGCGGAATACAACGTGATGCAGGCGGCGTCGTTGCCGTCGTTTTTTGTTTATGCAGGCGGCGGGGCGAGGGTGACGCAGTTGCGAGTGGGCGGCAGTACGCGGGCGGGACTGGAACAGATGGCACGGGAAAGCGGCGTGAGTCTGCAGCCGTTGCCGGCAAAGGTGGCGGCGGGAGTCACCACGGCAGCGGTGGTGGCGGATCCGTCGCTGGCGGGCGTGTTGCAGTTGCTGGCCGATCACGTCGCACGCTCGCAGCAGGTGGAACCGGCAGTGGCTGGGTTGTTCGAAATTACGCTGGATGTGCCGGACACGTTGCCATCGTTGTTGTCGGCGTTGTTGCTCGATCGTGTGTGGAACAGTGAGTCGCTGGGGTTGCGGTTGTCGTTGCCGGAATCGTCGGGGCTCACGATGAACGGCCGGGAATTGTCGTTGTCGGAGCCGTTGATGGTGTCGGTGGATCGCGGGCCGGTGAGAATCACGGCGGAGCTGCATGGCGTGACGGTGTCGGCAGATGGCCGGGAGGTGCGGCTGGATTTGCGCGGGCGGGGTTTGCTTCCGGTTCCTGATTTAACGGTGGTGTTCGAATGATTGTGAGGCCATTGGATTTGCAGCGGGCGCTGCGGGAAGAATTCGGACTGGTTCCGCTCACGGCAGTGCAGCGGCGGGGGCTCAGTCGGAAAGAACTCCGCCGCGAACAGAAGCGGGAGAGTCGCCGGCGGCGGGCGGATCAGGTGTCGGGGCGGATTGTCGGGCGGTTTGTGGAATCCGGGGGCGAGTTGACGGAGCGGGACGCGGTGGCGTTTGCGGTGTCCGGGTTTTCGGTGTGGATGTGGATTGTCCAGCCGTTGGTGGTGGCGTTTGTGAAACAGGTGGCGCGGTGGACATGGCGGTGGCTGCAGGAGCAGCAGTCGCGGCAGATGGGAGTGATCTGATGGCGGTGCCGGTGTTGTTTGTGGAAGGGCTGCAGGCGGATGATTTGTTTGCGTGTTTGCGACGGCAGGAATGGGCGGCCGAATGGCAGGACGTCGGGTTGGCGGATTATTTCGGCGACGTCAAAGACGCCGACGCGTGCGCGGTGAACGATGCGAAAACGGGGCCGGGAGGTGTCGCCGGATGCGTCGCCAGTGTTTGGCCGGAAGACGCCGAACCGCCGGCCGTGCTGGGCTATTTCCCTCAGCGGCAAAAGTGGATTCCGGCGGCTCCGGGCGTGTGGGTGGCGTGCGCTGATGTGCCGCGGCCGCAGGATCTGGAGCGGCACTATATCGCCGCGAAATCGACGGAGCCGGTGGTGTTTGCAAACGGTAGTATTTGGGAGGTGCCGTTGTTGAGGGAACCGGTGGGGCGAACGGAACAGATGGTGTTGCCGGAATTGCATCATCCGGGGTTGCCGCAGTCGATCCGCAAAGATCCGTTGACGGGCGGCTGGCAGTCGCGCGTGTTGCCGGAATATGCGGAGCTGTTTGAATTGTCGCGCAAGTGGTTTGAGTTTTTTCTGGTGCGGGAATCCGCGGAAGTGCGTTGGTCGGATTTGTTCGATTATTGCGTGCGGGTGATGTCGCTGAATTATCGCTATGGTCATTTGATGCATTCCGCGTTCGACGGCCAGTGGATCACCACGGAAAACATTTGGGACGTGGCGCGGGTCAGTTGCGGGTATGAATTGGTGTGTCGGCACAGCATGGAAAAAAAAAAGATGATTCGGAACAGTTGAGCGCAGAGCCGGCGCTGGTGGATCTGTGGATGTGGCTAAAACGCCGCCGGCCGCAGCATTGTCCCACGGCGGGGGAGTTGTGGCTGGCCAGTGTGGAAGCGTGAAGCGTGGAGGCGTGAGCGATGGAACGAATGCAGATGGCCGGTGCGCTGGCCGCATTGGCCGCGGGGTTTGTGTTGCCTCCGGGCGTGAAGCTGGAACTGGACGAATTCGGCAGCAGTCGGGGCCATGTGTGTGGGCGCGATGGAGTGCGCGGAGCCAAACGGAAACAACCGCGGAATCAGTCGTGTGAGTGTGGCAGTGGAATGAAGGCGAAACGCTGTTGCGTTTGGGAGGTGGCTGATGGCCGGTGAAGATGTTGTTCTAAATTATGTGGCGAACGATGCGGGGATGATTGCGTTCCAGCGCAAACTGCGAAACGAACTGGACAAAGAACGCGAAAAGCGGTCGCAGCTTGAAAAGGAAATGAAGTCGCAAGCCACGACCGCGCGGAACGTGGCCAAAGAGCAGGCCGCGGCCAGTCGTCGCCGGGCGGCCGATGAAGAACGCGTGGCAAAGATCGCTCGAAAAGCCGTGGAATCGTTGCGCACGCCGTACCAGCAGTACGAAAAACAGTTGCACGATTTGCAGGAAGCGCTGAACGCCGGCAAGTTGTCCACGGATCAGTTCCGGCGGTCAAAAGTGCAGTTGTTGAGGCAGATGCGGGAGGAGAAACGCGCGCAGGACGGAACAAACGACGAAATGCGCGAAGCGGCGGCGGTGGTCGATAAGACACGCACGGCCACGGAACGCTATGAAATGGCCGTGAAGCGGCTGAACAAGCTGCGGGCGAAGGGGCGGATTGATGCGACCACGCATCAGCGGGCCGTGGATCAGGAACGGCAGGCGATGGAAAAGGCCACGCCGAAAGCTCAGTCATTTGGGCAACGCATGGGCGAAGTGGCGGCCGGAGTGTTCTCGGCCAATCTGGCGATGGAAGCCGGGCGGAAGGCCATCGATCTGCTGCGGCAGGAATACGACCGGTTGATTGAGCGGCAGCAGAAGTCGCTGGGAGCCACGACCACGCTGGCGGGCGCTCAGGTGGCGGCGGTAAATAATTTCGGGCAGGATGCGCAGTTGAACCCGGCGAAGCTGTTCGGCCGGATTCGGGGTGCGTCGCGGCGGATGGGCATTGATGAAGCGGAGTTGACCACGGCGGTGAGCGATGCGCTGTCGGCTCGGGGTGATAATTCCGCGCAGGCGGCGGTGGATGCGGTGCTGGCGGCGGCGGAGTTGGCTCCGTTTGACGCCGCCGGGCGGCAGACGCTGGCCGGGGCAGCTTTGGACTTGTCGAAAAACAACAAACGCGGGTTGAAGGGTTCGCTGGGGTTCCTGCAATCCGTCGGTCAGTTTTCGCGTGTCACAAATCAGCGGGCGTTGGCCGAAAATGCCACGCCGGCCATTTCGGGTGTCCAGCAGTTTGGCGGCTCGGAAGAATTCGGCGGCGCGTTGTTTGGAGCGATCAGTCAGGGGGCTGTGGATACCAAAGGCGCGTTGACGAATACGGCGGTGATCCAGTTGGCCAAACAGATTTCGGAGTTTGCTCCGGGAGCCGGTTTGGAAGGCGGGTTTCAAGCATTGACGACACTGCCGGGCGCGCGGGAAGACTTTTTCGGCAAGACGTCGGAAGGCGGATTTGGGGCCACGTTCGAAGCGAAAACGCTGCCGGTGATGCAGGCGTTGCTGACTCCGGGAACCGCCGTGAATCGGCAGTTTCAAACAGCGTTGGCGGGGCTGCAGGGTGTGAGCGGAATTGATGCGTTCAATCAGCGGGTGGCTCAGATTGGATCGTTGCCAACGGTGCAAACGGCACGGCTGCAGCAGGGGTTGCAAAACACAGTGAATCAGATGGCGTTGGGGGATCAGGGCGGCGCGCAGTCGGCGGCGATTCGCGAAGGGTTGCAGGAAATGCGGGCGGCGATGGGGCAGGGTGGCAGTTATGCCGGACTGGCCGGGTTGCTGGATGACGCGCAGGCGGGCGGCCAGTTCGATTTGCCGGCGTTGAGGTCCGGGCTGAACGCGTTGCGTCCGAGATTGGTGACAGCGGCGGGTCCGAATAATCGGCGAGATTTTGTCACCGATGACTCAAAGCCGTTGGCGGTTCGTGCCGGTTTGAATTTTCGGCGGTTGCTGGGGTTGAGTGGCGAAGCCGACGTGGGCCGCGAGGCCGCCGGGCAGCAGTTGGACGCCGTCGATCGTCTGATTGAAATTCTGGACCGGCAAACGGCGATTCAGGAAGAAACGCGGGACGCGGTGATGGAAGCCAATAAAGAACGGCAAAACCAAGGCCAGAGGCAGGCGGTAGTGGGACGCCTCCGAAATCGCGGGGAATCCGGGCCGTAAGGGGTTGACAGAAGGAAACAAATTTCTATCCTTCGTGCGGTTTCGGTTCGTTGATGATTGCGGATGTGGGAAGGTTGGGAATGAGGATGGAAAAGGAATCTGTGCAGCCAGAATTGCTGACTCGTGAGCAGACCGCGCAGTTGTTGGGGTGTTCTGCTCGGCATGTTGATTATTTACGTTCCGCCGGAAAGATGCCGCAGGCTGTTGCGCTTGGGAAGTTGCGGCGGTTTCGTCGGCGGGAAATCATGGAGTGGATCAGTCGTGGTTGTCCGGCAGTTTCTGGAGGATGACGATGTGGGATCGGCAGTTGTGCGTGTTGCTTGTTTCGTTGTCTGCTGGTGTGGCAGCCAGTGGAGCGCTGGCCGCGTGGCAGGTGGCGCTGGCGGTGTGGCTGCCGCTGACTGCGGCGTGGCTGGTGTGGTGTGGGTTTTTGTTGAAGGAAAAATGACATGGCCACGCGGTCGTATATGACAATTAGAGATTCGGCCACGGTCGTGTTCCCGTTTCTCAGTTTTCGCGGCGAACCGACGCCCAGGCGGAGACATTTGGAACGTGTGTTTCGAACCGGTGTGGAAGGGATTGGCGTGTTGCGTCATCCGTTGCGTGGCCAGCCGTTCGCGGTGTCCACGTTTGTGGATGTGCTCAACGATGCGGCGGTAACATCCACGCGGGAAGCGTATTTGGCGGCGCGGGGTTCCGTGCTGGATTTCTATTGGCAGGGCGTGTTGTTTGACCACG